CCCGCAATCCTTACCCGTTCTTTCTTGTATAAATCGAATCCAAGATCTATGGTGACATCTATCGTGTCTCCGTCCAGCACCTTGTCGATCTTTGTCACTCGGAAGTTGTAACAACTCTTTCGTGACGGGGGTGTCATCGCTCCCATTTTCTTGGTCCTCCCAATAATCATCTAGTGAGCTATTTAGCACTTCTTCAATTGGAGTGCGATCCTGCTCCGACTGCCACTCTTTCACTTTCTGTTGCCACTCGTTCCCTATCGAAGTGGGAGTGGTCAACATCAATGTTGTTAGGATACCAATCATCGTATTTAAAAATCCAATAGATACTGATCGACACTCCAACCAGGAGTATCCCGATCATAATGTTAATCGACCACAGTATCATAGCACAGAAGAGAAATCGTTCCCTTCCTTGAATATACTATAAACGCTATGCGGGTGATTGTGAATATATTCTACATCCTCGACGGCAATGGTTCTCGCTTCAAAGGAGTCGTTAGCGTTAACGCAGATTTCTTGTCTGTGACGCTGCTCATCCAAATACCCAACAGTGTAATGGGACATTTGTCATAGCTGCAAATTACGTTAAGTATTTATTCTTCCTTAGGGCATTGTGAGGAAATATGGTCATAGCTTCCACACTTTTTACAGCAGTCTTTCTTCTCTGCTACGAACTCTTTAAATGATTTCATTTTCCTGATACCGCTTTGTATGCTTTCTTAGCAAATGATACTGTGTCCTTGACACCTTCCTTTGCTCCTTTAGCAAATTCCTTAGCACGCTTCTCAGGTACTTTACCTTTAGCACGTTGCTTCTTGTATGCTGACTTAGCACCTTCTACTGCTTTGTTGTGCTTCTCAACACCCTTCTTAACATAGGATGTTACTTTACTTAGAACACCTTCTTTCTTAGCAGGTTTCTTAGGTTGCTTAGCCTTCACGGTCTTAACAGTAGCAACAACCTTCTTCTGTGTAGCAGCCTTCTTCTTAGCAGGTGTCTTCTTGACTGCTGCTTTCTTAGGTGCATCATCTTCATAATTTGTATTGTCTTCGTCACCATACTTGTTCTTGGCAGCAGTGGTTTTAGCATACTCACCTTTACCTGCTTCCTTTCTTGCTTTGTCACCAGCATCAACCTTCGCTTTTACTTTCTCATATGAAGGTGCATTTGCTGCTGCTTTCCTTGCTGCTCTTACTGCTTCAGACAAATAGTCTGTAGGAGGATTAACAACAAAGTCAGTAAATTCTTCGAGACCAATCTCTTCTACTATAAGATCTATACCTTCTTCGTTTATCCCTTCCTCAACAAAGAAATCTGTAGCTACTTCTATACTAGATTTTACCCATTCCTCAGTTAATACTGCATCAGGATTAGAATCTGCTAGGTACTGTGTAAACGATTTCATTACGCTGCTCCTTTGTTGTGGTCTGGGTGTCTAGGACAATTTGCTTCGTGCTTCTCAATCCAGGCTTTAGCAGCCCAGTGATTCTTTGGGGACTTAAGTCCACAGTATACACATTCGTATTGTCCGTTTTCTAGCAATTTAGCCATTAGCCAATTCCTCTGCTTTCTGATTCCATTCGGCAAATGATGATTGGCAATCAGGGGGTTGTGGGTATTTATATCCCTTCACCTTCCTCCATTTATTATGGAGTGCTCCCATCATCCAAGACTGTGCGAGACTCTTAGGTCCATTCTCAAGAAGATCTAGTTCATACCTGCTAGAAGTATACCCTTTATACTCTTCTCTCCAATTAGAATCGTCCCACTCAGTTGTCATAATGAAAGCTCCTTTTTTTAGTGTTCTTAGGATGTTTAGCACTTCTGACTTTATTGTCAGTAGTTTCACCATCTCCTCTAGGATGCTGACCTGCTTTTGTCTTACCTATATTGTAAGATGCACCAGGTTTCTTGGACTGAGTATCGTGTAAGCGTGCAGGTTTATCCTTATCTTTTGTGATAACGGATTCCTGTCCGTGTTTTCTACCAAGTCTTCTGGTTAGTTTACCAAACTTACGTTTGGACATTCCTTTACCAGGAGTGGTATGGTACGATACTTCACTGCCTTGTTTGCCATCATCGTACTTATACTTTCCAACACTCTTTTTGTAACCGATACCCTTCTTCTTAAGATCTTTCTCAAGACCCTTTCGTTTCTTACGGTTCTCGGTCTCACTGTCACCACGGTCAGCAGAAATGTGACCAGTGACTTGAGTCTTGGATTTGCTTACGGCTCTGGCTAGTCCTCCTTCAGAGATGAACTTCCCAAATGATAGCATATCATACCCTTGTGTGTGAAGGTTCATATCCACCCCCTTGACAGTATTGCCCTTCTGGGCTTGTTGTACCTTCAATCTTTGCTGTTGAATTTTCTTAATATTCAACATTAGTTGCCTCCTGTCCAGCATTGCACCCTTCTTCTGGATGAGTTGCAATCTGCTAGACTGTGCACCATTGGCACCATTAGAAGCAGACCTAGCAGGAGGACGCTTCTCCTTCTGAGGTTTAATTGTTAAATTCTCTGTGGGTGATTTACCGTTAGCGTCTGGCATATCAGCCTCCCACTACTTGTACCTGCTCCACAATGACACCACCGCTTCCAGATCCAGCAGTTAGTTTAACGCATCTGGATATCGTTGGTATATCACCAGCAGTAGCATCAGCAGCAGATAATGCATAATCTCCTGATGAACCAGAAGAATCAATATCAGTTGTAATAGTAGTGGCAGTAATGGCAGTTACTTTCTTTCCGTCAGTAATAGCAGATTCATATGCAGAAACAAACCCATCGGTATCTCCACCGTCTAGGGTCTCTATATAATCTCCAACACTAAATGTGTGGCGACCACCATTCGAATATCCTTCAACAGTTATAACTGAACCATTAGCATCGGTTGCAGCGACTATCTTAGAATGCTTTGGCTTACCAGCAGATATCAGTAATGCTTCTCCAGCTGCAAGTGTGATAGCAGGACCTGCGTCTATTTGAATACTAGATGCTGCAGCACAGTAACATCGGAGTACACCCGTTTTCACTTTTATATAACCAGTACCTGCGGCACTGATTGTTTGCGTATCTAATACGTTTAATACTGACATCGATTTCCTACCTATACTAGATTATTTATCCTGTTGGGACTTTAGGAATTTAGCAAGATCAGCTGTGCTCCCAACGAACATAGTATTATTTGTCACGTTACCAGTTGCTTTGGCAGGACCCTCCTCAAGTTCTTGCATTTTCTTTTGGAGATCTATTAACTTATCCGTAGCATCTGCCACGTTTTTAATTAAGTTACCTGCAACTTCATATGATCTAGGTGAATCTGTTTGTCCAGCAACTTCAAGTATACCGTCAACGGCTTCCTGTCCTTTCTCAATGAGAGAGTATAGGTTACCTCTAGTATATTCATAATCCTTTGTGACCTGTTCCTGCTTCTGTAAGATGCTAGGATCTGGTCCGACATCAACGATATCAGTTTTTGCTTTAGGTACAATAGATGATTCTATATCTAGAGCATCTTCTATACCTTTAAACTTATTCGTCAACTCCTGTGACTGGGTTTCTTGAGAGTCCATCCTGGAAATCACTGACTAATTCATTAAATCCGAAGTTATCATCTGGATCTGCGTCAACAGGATCAGGTGTAACAGTATACCTGACTTCTCTTGCAGCAGTTACCTTACTGTCAGTTGCAGTATCGACAATAGCCTTCTTAATAAGTCCTCCAGCAGATGTGACAGGACCGTATAAGTATGTCTTACAAGTGAAAGACATTGTATATATCAAGGTTCTTCTCGTTGTATAGTCACCCTCATAGTCATCTTCATAAGAACAAGAGTTTAATACAACTGGGAAGTCTTTAGTATCACCAAGTTCAGGAACCAACTTAACCGTTAAACTGAATACTGGTTGGAAGTATGGTAAGATCTGCTCAATAATTTGCAGACCATCATCCTGATTTTTAGCAAGAACTGCTAATTCAAAATCTATATTATAAGGTACTGGCATAAATGCCTTCTTCACTGCAGCAGTACCTTGTGTATCTGGTGGTGAAAACCTTATAGTTTGTGTTGGTGAAACCTTTCTTGTACTATCATATGCGAAGTTTGTTATCTCAAATGATATCCTAGGTAAGGTAATCTGAGTAGCTTGCTTACCAGTAAGGTTTCCTGTTTGTTGAAGACGTGCTAAAAACTTTTGCTTTGGACCATATGCCAAAGGCACCTTCATATATTCATAGGTATCACCAGTCTTCTTCCTACGTATTTCAATATTATTGAATAATGTACCGAAGGCGACGACAGTCTTCCTGAATATTTCGTTGTATGTATACGTACCTAACATAGTTAATTAGCCTGTCCGAATTCACCGAATGGATTACCCTCAGTAAAGTCGAGGATACCATCAGCTTGAGTTTCAAGTGTAAAGTTCTGATCAAAGTCAGAGCTAGTATTATTTAGGGTATTATATGAGGCTGTAGTCCAAGCAGCACCAGATGTTTGACCAGTAATGGTCTCTGGTATTGAGAATATTCCAGTTCTATTAAACAATTGAAGTTGTCTATTAGTACTATCCCAAGCCTTGACTTCAGCAGTTACATTGGATGTACCACCAGCAACTACCTCACCAACAGTGAAGTCATTGGTACCACCCTCAGCAAAGTTGACTGTAATAGCAACAGAGAAGTCCTGCTCGATCTTATCAATAGCAGCAACACCAGTTGCAATAGTCTCATCACCGAACTCGAAGAGTTCACAACGTAATGTCCAGGTATGTATCTTACCTAACTGGAAGAATGGACTTTCATAATCAACATACTGTATTTGAAATAACTTATTTGCTAGAGGGAAGTAAACTAAATCTCCTTCATTTGGTCTACCCTCTACTATTAATGTAGCATTATCATCAACTGCTTCTGTAAATCTTGTCCTTGATATAACGAAACTAACCTGATCAGATATACGTACACCAAACTTACTATACATATCTCCATCACCACTGAACCCATTCACACTCTCTACATATGCTTCTATCTCATATGCGGCATTAAACGCAGACAAACTATCCTCAGTAAATACCGTGTTTTGGTTTACTAAGGATCGTGGCATATAGTATATGTTTTTACCGAACATTTTAATCTGTTCGATAACAAGATCTCCAACGAGATCCTGTTCACCAGTAGTACCTTGTGTAAAATAGGTGTTAGTTGCCATTAGCCAATCATATCTAGTGGTGGAGTTTCATAAGTAAGTCTTAGTTCTTCATCCAATCTAGTGATCTCTTCTACAGCATCAGAGTAAATCTTCTCACCGTTTAGAGTAACACCACCAGGTAATTGAACGTTCTGGAACTTAGTGAGGTTCTGACCCCATTGCTTCTTAATCATTGCAGTAACATAATCTTTCAACCAGATCTGATTGTATATCCTAGTCCAATTAGCAGGATCTAATGCACGTACACAATCAATAATTACATAGTCACCTTCTATTACATCGGTGTCACCATCAAAATCCATATAGAGACGACCTTGAGTTGCATTATATCTTGTTGGTTTCATTCCTTCTAGAAGGAAATTAATAGTCTCTAGATGGGTTTGTATCATAAAATAATGATAGAACTGTGTTGACGTAAAGTCATACAGGTCATTCAATCTTATCTGATACCTAATATCAAACATATTAGGTGTACCCTTATCTTGGAAAGTAAATATACCATTCACACTTCTAATGTGATCAGGCATAACCAAGTAATTATTCTGGGTTTTAAACTCAGTAGTACCATCGGTACCAGTCTCAGTAGTGTCAGCGGTAAAGTTAGCTACATCGGTTGCTGTAAATTGGTGTTTTAAGTACACCTTTTCAGCACCACCATAATGATATTCTTGGAATTTTTCTATACTATAATCAATAGCATCATCGATCTGATCATCAGAAACGTTGATTTCCAATACAGGTTTGCCAAGTCTTCTAAGACACCATTCTTTAAGAGTAGCTTTTGAATTAGGTTGTGCCATTTAATTATCTTGATAGAGCAGCGAGTGCAGCCTTAAGTTGTGCAACGGTTGTTATACTAGCGTCATTACCAATAGCATTCAATTCAGTGTAGATACTATCAATGTCAGTATCATTGGTTCCTGCCTGTGTACCCTGAGCAGCGGTAGCAAATGCTCCAGATGCCTGAGTAGCAGCAGTTCCTAGACCAAGAGTGGTTCTAGCAGTGGCAGCATCAGCATCATCGATCAGAGTGCCACCAAATGTACTTACAGCAGAAGCAGCAAGAGCATTGTCAGCAGTTGTACCCTGAGCAGCAGTAGCGAAGTCACCAGTTGCAGATGTAGCAGCAGATCCGAGTCCGAGTGTTGACCTCGCAGCAGCAGCGTCAGCATCATCAACAAGTGTTAGACCGAAAGCACTAACAGAAGACGCAGCGAGTGCGTTGTCAGCAGTAGTACCTTGGGCAGCAGTAGCAAATGCTCCAGTAGCAGCAGTAGCAGCAGTACCAAGTCCAAGTGTGGTTCTGGCAGTAGCAGCGTCTGCGTCATCTACTAAAGTTGCACCGAATGCACTAACAGCAGAAGATGCAAGTTTTGTTTCTACCTCAGTTTCAAGATCTTGTAATGCACCCTTAACATC